GACAACGGGAATATGGTGCCGCGCCAGTTCCTGCTCATCGACATTTTTGAGCCAGGCACTCCGGGAATCGGCGTTCTGGATGAGGACTCACCGCTGCTGCTCTGGTTGGACACCGGGGGCGGCGGCGTCATCGGAGCGCACCATATTCAGTTCCGCATGGACGACTTTCTTGCGCTCTTCACGGATGGCGCTGTGCCCCCGGAGTGGCAGACCTTTCTCACGCAGCAGAGTGGGGGTTGAGCGTTGTCCGGCTTCATCGCGCTGAATGGGGCTCTGAGCTCTCTGGGCTATCTGGTGGGGCAGTCGACCCCGCTGGATGCGGAGTGGGCTGCGAAAAGTTCGGGCGGTGATCCGCAGCCGAAGACTACCTATCTGATGCTGTTGGGCTCCGCGTTGACGGATGCGCAGACCACGATGGCGACGCTGGCGTCATTGGAGGTCAGCGGTACCGGCTACGCCCGGCAGCCGATTCCGTGGGCCTCGCCAGCATCCGCGTCTCGCTCGGTCTCCAGCAGTGTGCTGATCCAGTTCGGGCCGTTTGGTGATCCGAGCGGCCTCAACACAGCCGTCCAGGCGGCGGCGATGGTGACGCGGATGACGGGCACCAGCGGGCTCGGCTTGATGGCTTGGAATCTGACGAGCCCGCTGACGACCACGCAGAACCAGGCCCTTCAGATCGCGGTCGGTGCACTGACCATGAGCCTTTCTACGAGCTGACGATGACGACCTCCGACGCGCTAATCAAGCGTATTCGCAACGAAGTTGGCGACTTCGGCGCACCGTTCCTCGACACGTTCCTGGGCGGGGACGAGCTGAGCAGCTATGACCTGTCTGAGACGAACGTGGGGTCGGCGACGGTGACGGTCACCTCGGGTACGCCGCCGATGGGCGTGCTCCTGGTGCCGGGGACGGACTACGTGCTGGACCAGGCCGAGGGGCGCATCGTCCTGGTCAACCCCACCTACTCGCCGCTGCACCACGGGCAGAACCTGCGGGTCGAGGGCATGACGCAGGGGATGCTCACCGATGACGACCTGGTCATCTACATCAACGATGCGGTGGCGCAACACACTTACGGCCGCACGGTCCGCATGCGCTACCGCGACCAGCATGGGTTCATTCGCTATGACGAGCAGCCGATTTCGTTGACGACGCTGCCGGCCGTGGAGGAGCCCCTGGTCGCCTATCTCGCGGCGATCAACGTGCTGTGGTCGTTGGCGACTGACGCGGCGACGGACATCGACATCGTCACCTCGGAGGGGACGGTCGTGAGGCGCAGCGAGCGGTACCAGCAGCTGATGGAGCACATCGGCACCGCGACTTCTGGGTTGACCGGCCGCTACAACCAGTTGTGCGAGCAGCTGAACGTCGGGCTGAGCCGGATCGAGATGTTCACGTTGCGGCGGGTCTCGCGGACAACGAATCGGCTGGTGCCGGTGTTTCGGGATCGGGAGTACGACGACACGGCGCTGCCGCAGCGGCTGCTGCCGCCGGTTGACGGGGTCGAATACGAGGACACTTCCGGGATTCCCTCGCCGGCATTCCCCGGCGTGTGGGGGTGATGGGGTGAGGTCTCGTCTGGATTGGAAGCATGGACGATTCGGGGCGAACGCGGAGACGGAAGGTATTCATCGCGGGCTGAGGGCGTGGCAACGACTGGCCGGCGACTCCTTCACGTACTGGCGATTTGACTATTCGTCCAGTGAGGTTCACCCGGTGTACGACGAGGGTGCCGGCGCGGGTCGGGCGTTCTACGCGGCTTGGGAGATTCCAGCGCTCCATGTGAATCACGTGGAGGCCGGGAATGCTGAGCCTCGGGATGCTGGCCTGTACGTGGTGGACTCACTCGTGGTCACGTGTGAGTTCCAGCAGCTCGCGAAGGCTGGGCTTTCGAAGGTTGATCTGAAGCACGGCAGTTATCAGCGGGATCGAATCACCTACGACAACGTCGTATTCGCGGTGAATCGCGCCGATGTCGAGGGCCAGATTCGACGGCGGGACATTATTGTCACGATTTCTGCCACCCAGATCATGAACGACGAACTTGTCAATGACCCGGTCTTCCGTGACTACCTGGTGGATTCGAGCTTCGACAACTCCTATACCCAGGGAACTTACTCGGAGGCCTTGAGTTCCGCCCCGAAGGGACCTTCTCATGGAGACGTCTACCACGACGGATAGCACCGCCTCGTCGCCTGCCCTGAACCCGCCGGATACTCCGGAGGTCGGATCGGCCAGCTTCGACTTCGGTATCCGCGAAAACCTTCACTGGCTCAAGAGCGCCGTTCACGCGCTGCATCTTGGTGGTGCAGCTTCTGGTGTCGGTGTCGGAGTTCCGGGTCCGGCGGGTCCTGCTGGAGAGCCTGGACCGGCAGGCCCCGAAGGGCAGGCCGGGCCGGCCGGCTCGTTCTTCGCCTCCTGGCGGGGCGCCTGGAACGAGCACACCGACTACGCGGTGGGAGACATCGTCTCCGACCCGGGCGGCGCAGCGGTGTGGCTGGCGGTGGAGACGCCGGCTGCTGGGACAGCGCCGCTGGAGCCGGTGTGGGCAATCGTGCTGCGGGCACCGGCGCAGGCCTGAGGGAGTTCGCGTAGATGACGACGCCTCCGCATCTTCCCTCCGGGATCTCGACCGTCAATTTGACGGGGCGGTATGTGGACCCGGAGGGAAATCCGCTTCAGGGGACTCTGACCTTTACACCGCCGGTCACTCTGACTCTTCCGGGTGCCACGACGATTGCGGCCATGCCCGCCACGGTGAAATTGGACCAGTATGGCCAATTCAACGTCTACTTGATCGCCACAAACAATCCGGGCTCGCCGACCGGTTGGACCTATCAGGTTCAGGAGACGCTGTGGCCTGCGTACTCGCCGTCGAGCACCAGTCAGACGCGGACGTACAGCATTTTTCTGCCGTCGTCGGCTACTCCTGTGGACATCAGCCAGGTGGCGCCGCAGACGCCCTACAGTGGGCAGTATCTGCCGGTGATTGGGCCGCAGGGCCCCCAGGGGCCACCTGGTCCTGCTGGGGCACCTACTGGCGCAGCGGGCGGGGATCTCGGGGGCACGTACCCTTCTCCGAGCGTAGCCAAGATCCTCGGGGTGGCGCTCTCAGGCACGCCGGCGGCCGGTCAGGTGCTGATCGCTACCAATTCGACGGCGGCGGCGTGGAGTTCTCTTCCTTCAGCGTCGGTGACTGCCCCGGGCCTTGTTCAGCTTGACGGTACTGCAGCTGACATCGCCCCGCTCGGAGTTCAGGGTGCTGGCAGCACCGGTAAGGCGGCGGACGCCGGGCATGTCCATGCGATGCCTCGCCTGGACCAGGTCGGCGCTCCGGCGGCGGCGGTGTCCATGGCCAGCCAGAAGCTCACCAGCCTGGCACCTGGAAGCGCTGCAACTGACGCAGCCACGCTCGGCCAGGTGCTCCCCCTGGCCGGCGGCACTGTGACCGGACCCGTGCAGTTCAGCGCGAACGTCGGATTCTTCGGTGTAGCCCCGGTGGCACGCAGCACAATCACTGGGGCGAAAAGCGACACCACGGCGAATGGCGCCCTCGGTCAGCTACTTACTGCGCTGGCTGCGCTTGGTCTAGTCGTCAATAGCTCAACCTGATACCCGAATTAACCTGCAGTAATTTCACCGCGAGACGCTGGCAAAGATACCTGCTGATCTGCCGGGAGTGCCTGGTGCCGCTGCTCGCGAATGAGGACGCGGCCCTCAAGCAAAAGCTTGAGGGCCTAGTCGTTCATGACGCGACCGCCGGGCCGCAGGGACGCGCCGTCACCGTGCGGTTCAAGAGTCCCGAATACGAGCTTGCCGATACCGTCTTTCCGCTGATTTTGATCTCGCACATCGGAATGAGTAGGGACTCGACCCGTGAGTCTCGCGGGTACGTTCGCCTTGGCTACGCCCCTGAGGGCTACCAGTCGTGGGCCGACATCACCGATCCGACGCAGTCGCCGTACACGGCCGAGATGCCGATCCCGCTGAGTCTGGACTACCACCTGGAAGTGCTGGCGCGGAAGCAGGCGCACCTGGTCGAACTCACCGGCAGGCTTTTCCAGTTCGACTACCTGCCCCCGCGCTTTGGGTACCTGGCGGTGCCGCAGGACGGGACCGTACGTCGCCTGGACCTTCTCAGCGGCCCCGACATCGTGGAGTCGACTGACCAGTTCGGCAAGCGCCTGTTCACAGCCGGCTGGTCGGTCCGCATCTCCGCTGAGATTTTCCTCTCCCAGATCGACCAGCTGCCGCCGGCTCAGCGCGTCATGCTCGACTTGGTCGACGCCCAGGCCCTCCACGACGGTCACCTGGTCCATCTTGACCCGACGATCACGGTCTCCAAGACCCTGCTGGTGGCGGCCACGACTGCGCTGCCCGCCGGCCGCGTCGGCTCCCCCTACCAGTACGCGCTCAATGCCACTGGCGGCGTACCCCCGTACGTCTGGGCCCTGGAGTCCGGGGCGCTCCCCCAGGGCCTACTCCTCACCCCCAGCGGTCTGATCGTCGGGACGCCGGCAGCTGCGACCGGCCCCTCCCCCGCGTCCTTCACGCTCGGCCTCTCGGATTCCGACTCGCCCTCTCAGGCCGTCACGCAGAACCTCACCCTCGCCGTCTCCGGGAGCTGAAGTTGACTACGCCCACCCCCACGTACCCGTACAAGCGGCCCGGTGTCTACATCAGCGAGACTTTGCTTCCGCTGCCGCAGCCAACTTCTGCTCCTGGTACGGCGATTGCCGCGTTTGTGGGCACCCATGCTTCCGGCCCTACGACCCCGACGAAGGTTACCTCCTGGTCCCAGTTCGCGGCCCTCTACGGCGGCTACGGCACCGGCCTGGATTACCTGCCTTTCCAGGTGTACCAGTTTTTCGCGCAGGGTGGCTCGCAGGCGTGGATTCAGCGGGCCGCCGCGTCTGATGCGGTCGCGGCGAGCACGTCGATTCTCAACGTTCCGATCCCGCCCAAGGTCACCCAGACCGCATCCGTCGGCGTAGCCCCGCCGACTGGGGCGGGGACGGCGCCGACTACGGCCGTCACTGGCGTGGTCCTGGCCACGGTGGTCGCGCCGCTCGTGAATCCCGAGCAGGCCGCTTTGGGTGTCCAGTGGCCCGCGCTCACCCCGGCGGCCAGCGTGGACGCCTACCAGGTGACCTGCACCGCGACCACCCCCGGCGCAATCGCCCAGAGCGTCTGGATCGCCCAGGGCTCCGGGACCCTGACCGCGACCTTCGCCAGCCTCACCCCCGGAACGACGTACACGTTTCAGGTCACCCCGTACAAGGGCGCTACCGCTGGGCCGCCCATGGCCTCGCCGCCTACCTTCAGCACGCTGCCCCCGTATACGCCTGTCCCAGCTCTGAGGATCACCGCCAAGGGCGCTGGCGCATTCGGCAACAACATCTACGTCGACCTCGTCCAGAGCTGGAACCCCAGCCGCTTCCACTTGTTCGTCAAGAACGGATCGACGGCGCCCGGATCAATCGTAGAGAGCTGGCAGGACGTCAGCCTGACGCCTACTGACCCCCGCTATGCCGTGAGCCTGATCAACTCCACCGTGTCCGGCTCGAATTATGTCAGCGTCGCCAATCTCCTCCCCCCGGCTACTTCCTCCCCGGGGACCGGCGTGATCCCTGACGCCTCCTGGACCCCGGTCCTGGCCACGGGCGTTCAGCTGGCTGGCGGTTCCGATGGCGTCCAGGCCGTCAACCTCGCCACCACGTTGGCCACCGGGTTCGGCAGCATTGACGACGTCCTGATGATCAACCTGTGCGCCAACTCCTCGGCTACCGGCGGCATTCCGGCGCAGTCCGTCATCAGCGCCGCCATCGCCTGGGTTCAGGCCCGAGGCAATGCCTTCCTGGTTCTGGACGCACCGCAGACGCCGGCGCCAGCTGACTCAACGGCAGCGTTGACCGCCTACCAGCTGCTGCTACCTTCCGCGACGCCGCCCGGTTCGTATCAACCGGCGTCCAGCTACGCCGCGATGTACGGCCCGTGGCTTCAGATATCCGACCCCGCCGGCTCCTCGAACAGTGCCACTCGCATGCTCGCGCCCGGCGGCTCGGTAATCGGGCAGTTTGCTCGCGCGGACGCTACAACCGGCCCAAATCAGGCGCCGGCCGGGACGGGCTATGCGATTGTCGGCGCGGTTGGGGTCGAGCACATTTTCTCGCCAGACCAGCTCGACACACTCAACATCGCCGGCCTCAACGTTGTCCGCTCTATACCCAATGCGGGCTACTGCATCATGGGCGTACGCACCATCAAGGCTGGAATGCCGGATCGCTACATTCCGGTCCGTCGGATGCTGACCTACATCGAGAACATCCTGGTCGACGCCACTCGGTTCGCGGCGTTCCAGCCAAACGGCCCAACTCTGTGGCAGAAGATTTCCGCCATAGTCACCCAGCGACTCACCACGCTGATGATGTCCGGGCAGCTCGCCGGAACGATCCCAGCTCAGGCCTTCTTCGTCGTATGTGACAGCTCCAACAACGTACCAACGACGGTGGCCAACGGCGAGGTTCACCTGACTGTCGGCGTCGCCCTCCAGGCGCCCGCCGAATACATCGTCATCCAGATTTCGCAGTACCAGGGCGGCGTTGCCAGCGCCACCAGCGTGCTGCCCAACGGCTAAGCGGAAGGTGCCCGATGGCCAACTCCACCACCACCCAGCAGCCGTCGTTCTCACACGTACAAACGGACCCGCTCCGGAATTTCAAGTTCCAGGCGTTCATCCACCACGCGGACCTGGACAACCGCAATCCGCAGATGGGGTTCATGAGCATTTCCGGCCTTTCCATTACCACGGACGTGGTGGTGTACCGGCAGGGCGGCATGAACACGACAACCCAGAAAATGCCTGGTCAGAGCGACTTCGCCCCCATCACGATGTCGCGCGGCCTCATCCCTGGCGACTCCGACATTTTCGCCTGGGTCCAGCAGATCTTCATGGTTCAGCAGGGCTCCGGGGGAAGCACTGGGCGCGACGAATTCCGCGCCAACATCGACGTCTACCTACTCGACCACCCTGTCACCTCGCAGCAGGTCACCTACAAGGCCGGCTGGCGAATCTACAATGCGTGGCCCACATCACTGGCATTCGGCGATCTCGATGCGGGTGCGAACGGAGTTGAACTCCAGCAGCTGC